ATTTATATATGAACAAGCAATATTACGAATGTAATATTGTATTAATTTCATGTAGATCGTTTCAGTCAGACGGAACTATTTCTAGCTCCGTCGTCTTTAAGATAAACTTCATGTGAGTCTTATCCAGCAATGACATTGGAAGTAGGTAATTATTATACACAAGTTCATTGGGCTCTGACCTTTCCCAACCTACATCGACATCATGTAACATAAAGAGCGCATTAACTGTGTTAGTGCTACCTTTATAGTACATTACCTTCCGCTTCGTTCCTGTTGCTAAGAAGTTTTTATGAACTATGTTGTGTTTTTCGACTGCCAACAATACAATCTATATCAACCAGTGAGCCCAATTTGTTTGGTGGCTTCCTACCTCTGGGTAGTCGATCAATATGTACGTGTGCTTCTATACGAGAGCTTTTTCCACAGCGGTATTATTATCCGGCCCGCTAACCTTATGTGTTGGAATGTTTGCCTGTGGATGCCTGTTGAGCTTGTATATTAAATCTGCCTATAAACAAGTATAGTTGATTTCGATGTAGCTGTCAACTGATTAAATTAATTTTTTTGCCTGCATGTGATGTTCTAGTAATGCCTGTTTGAGTTTGTCTGATCCACCGACTCTAACATTTATAATACCGTTGTAGTATTCATCTGTTTCAAGTACTCTGCGTTCAAACTGTTCTCTTGCCTCTATGTAGGACATTTCGCCCCTACCTTTACATAGGTATAGTATTTCTCTTGTAAATTTATCTGCGCCTAGTGCTGCAACGTCTGCGTTCAGTCTATCACTGGAGCCATAGTATTCTCTCCAGTCACTTTCTTTAGTTCCGCGCCGTTTATTTTTCTTGCCTTTAAGTGGTGGCTTAGTAGTTTTAAACTTTGCTAGTTTCTTGCCTATGTATTTCTGGCCTGTAGTGGTGTTGGTAATAAGATAAACAAATCCTTCGTAGTCGTTTGGTATTTGGTCAATCTCGTTGCCTTCGTAAGTCCACTGCATGAGTATACTTACCGTAGCCTAAATTATTTTGCCTAAGTTCTGGTTTGCCTTGTTGTGTTATGATGGTTATGTATTTGATCTGCGCGGTCTTTTGCTAACGTACGAATTTCACGCAAGCACTTTCGTACCGCGCGATGTGTTCGTACACTATTTCGTCTTTCAAATTTTTCATTTGCTGCAAAATATGCCAGATATGCTTTTACAAGCAAGTCATGTGCGTCATCTTCCATTAGTTTGTAACCTCTAAGTCATTTGCATATGATTTACAATTTTGTCCGTGCCATCTTTTGTAATTCGTAAGCATTGTAGTTTTTCCACAAAACTCGCAAGTTTTCTGTCCGTTTATTCGTGCTAATTTTTTTCTCTCTATAGTTTCTTGTGATTGCTTTCTGCCTTTAAGTTTTTCGCCTATTCTTTTCATTAGCTCAGGATCTCTAGATTTTCCTAACTTATTTTGTCTAATTTTTTCTTTTGTAGAATCACTTCTCTTTTTTCCAGTAGTTTCATTCTTACGCTTTTCTCGCATAACAGAAGCATATTCGTCTCCAAAGATTTCTTCATATGACTTTCCTTTTTTTGCTTCTGACATTTTTTTCTTAGTTTCTTCGCTGTGATTTTTTCCAAAAAAAGGATTGTTTTCTTTGCTCATTCTTTTAGATTGCGCAATTGAATGTTTGATTCTTGCCTCTTCATAGTCTTTTTCTGTAAATGTGTACTCTCTTTGCTGCGAACGACTTTGTTTATTCATCATTCTCCATAAAGCGCTCCACATCTTCTGATTGTCGACTCCTGTTGTAAATTTAACTAATAACTTGTGACACAAAAAATGATCTTCAGCACTAAGGCACACAACGTTGTCTCTTTTATTAGATCCATTCAGTGATTTAGGAATGATATGATGTCTTTCACAATATTGAGATTTTGGATCTAGTACTTTGTTATTTTTTATAATATCATAATATTCTTTTAAATAATTATTTTGCGTAAACATTATATCTCCTTTAGAATTTACTTAGTATTTATACGATACTAGTAATATCTAAATCTGGTTCGTATGAGGTGAAGCCATTTTCTTTTACTACTCGTAACACATGATTAACTCTTCCAATGAGTTCATCTTTGTGTGAGATAAGATAGATGTTCTTTTCACGTTCCCGTGCCATCTTTTTAAGTATGCTTAACGAATTTTCTACTCCAGCAGTATCCATACCACTGTCTATAAGTTCATCAATGAACAATAAATTAATATTCTGGTATAAGCTTTCCCAAACATCACGGAATGCAAAGCTCAAGCCTAAGATAAGTCTGTTACGTTCGCCTCTTGACAAGTTATCAAAGTCTAGGTCTTGTCCTAACTGAGTAATCTCAACATTCAAGTCATTTAAGAATACAACTTGATGCGGCAAGCCAATCTTATCAAGATAATATGTAAGTCTGTTGTTAAGATATGCTAAGTTTTGATCAATGATCTTCTTACGAATGAAACTATCTTTGTTTGTAAGTAGCTTTAACAAGAACTCTTGATGCTCTTTATAACTTGTAAGCTCGTTAACAACACCCCAATCAACTTTTTGGATAGCAGTTTCATTTAGGTCGGTAATTTGTGCAGTATATGGGTCTTCTTCGGCGATCTTTGTGTCTAATGTCTGTTTTAAGTTGTCTACGTTGCTTCTATGCTCGTATGCTTCTTTTGCACTATCGTAAAACGTTGTAGGCTTGCCATTAATGTCACCAATTGCTTCGAGATCAGTAACAACATGTGATAATTTGTCAGAAACTTCTACTTGATAAGCGTTTGCGTCAATAAGTTCTTTATCTTTACGCTCTGCGATCTCTGCCTTCTTGTCTGCATGTAATTCTTGACCACATGTGTAACAAGTTGCATCATCAAGATCTGTAATATCCTTAACAAGCTTTGCAACACTCTTATCTGCACGTTGTAGTGCTGGTTCCAGTGTGCTTAGTTCTTTTCTCAGAGAAGTTATCTTGTTATTGTGTTCAGTCCAGTTAGAAAGCCTTTCGTGCAGCTCAAGTTCAGTCTCAATATCTAAATGTTCTAATTGATCAATAGCATTTGCTAATTTATCTTGGTCTTGCTTGTGTTTAGACACCCATGCACGTTGTCTACCGACTAATTGTTCAATACTTACTTCAATTTTTTCGTTTGCAGTTTGAATAGCATTGATCTTTAGCGTTTCTTCGGTGATAGCGTCTTTGCTCTGACGAGTTTGCTCTTTAAGTAAGTCAGCTTTCTCGGATAGTATAGTAATACCTAGTAATTGTTCGATGATAACACGCTGATCATTAACACGCATACTTAAAAACGGTTCAGTATAGGTATTCAGTGCAACAATATGTTTAAACATATCATGACTCATGCCCAACAGGGTGTTTACATCGTCTTGTGTCTGTCTACTGTCGCCTTGTGACTCGTCTACTAGAGTTTCTTGATTATTAATATAGAATTTAAAGATATTAGGCGAACGTCCTCGTTCAATGCGGTAACTATTGCCATCTTTTTCAAATTGCAATGTTACTATCATGCCTTTGCTGTTAGTTTTGTTGATCAAGTTGTTGCGTTTGATGTTTGTAAGTGCTGTACCATACAATGCATAGGACAAAGCGTTGATAATAGTAGTTTTACCGGTACCATTACGTGATCCACTGTCATCACCGCCTTGATCTAAGTTCTCACCTAGTACCAATGTTAGTTGTTCGTGGTCAAAGTCTACTGCTTGAGTCTGATTGCCCACACTCATAAAGTTTTTTACGGTAAGGTCTTTAATCTTTATCATATTATGATTCTAGTCCATTATATATTTGCAACAACAAACTTTTATCAAAGTTAGTAGTGTCAAGTTCTGCTATTTCATTGCTTACGATTTGATCTACACTTTCAAACTGTGCAATATCAAGCTCTGTACTCATTTCTTCTAAGTGCTTCTGTGCAATAAGTGTGATCTCACGACAGTTGTACTGGGTAATGAATGTTTCCTTGATAAAGCTTGCTTCTTCGTAACTAATAGGAAGGTCAAGCGTTACTCTCAAGTACATTTTAGGTTTAATAAAGGTATCTGCGTTGTCAATTAGGTTACTAAGTGTTACAGTACGGTACTTAGGACAGTTGGGCCAGTTAATAAACTCCGGCTCTTTGTTATTCTCTTTATCAAGTATCATCATACCACGGTCATCATCACCTACGTCAGCATAGTTGTGCGGAAATGCATTACCAATGTAATGAATAGCACCTTGCTTCTGACGTTTGTGGAAGTGTCCACTGAATACATACTCTTGATGCTTAAAGTGTTCAGGCTTTAGGTCACCATGATCAGGCATTCTAACCAATGCGTTCATATAGAAGCTAGGAAGTTCAAAGTGTCCAAACAAATACTTTGTTTCGATGTCTTTCATCTTCTTCCACTCGTCACCAACAAGCCACGGCACAAGTGCAACATCATCTTCAATGAAGATTTCGTCTATAAACGTAATGCCTGGAATGTGTTTTGCAAAAGCAGTACTGTTAACGTCACGCTTGTCTTTATAATACAAGTCATGGTTACCATCAAAGAAGTAAAACTTCTCAAATGCAGCACCAAGCTTTTCCATACTTCTAATTGTTGCATCCATAGTGGTAAGGTTAAGTGAATTTCTGTTGTGATGCCAGTCTCCGCAGAAGATACCAGTTTCGCAACCAGCAGCTTGAGCTTGTTCTATGTACCAATCAATAAATTCTTCGCAATCTTCGTTATGAACACGACTATTGCCCTTCAATCCAAAATGGATGTCTGTAAATACCGCAGCTTTTTTAAACAAGTTTTATTCTCCATATGTACTTGTTAAAGTATATAGCAAATGTTAACACCTGTCAACCTATTTCTTGGAACCTGTGTATTGAGTGATCGGAGCTTCTTCATTCCGCTTCACACTTGCTTCCCATTCGCCTTGATTCTGTCTTGTATAACTAGGAGACAAGTCATTCATCTCTAAGATATCATCTCTAATGTTTTGATTGCGTTTTTCTATGTTAATAACACGTACAAAACTATTAGTAACAGCAGCAGTATAGTATGCAAATGGATTATCTGACTTAGATTCGTCAAACTGTAGTCCAATTTGTGAAAGTTGCAAGATAGCTTGTCCTTTCATTTCATCATTATATGTGTAACCACGTACATTGCCTCGAGTTGCATAACGATCAACAAGTTTTAACCACATCATAGCAAGGTTGTTAGTTGCTTTACCGTGCTTATGATTAAAATTGCCGTTATCCATCCCGCCTTCCCAATGGCTTTTACCTACTAGGATAATTTCGCCTTCGTCATCATACTTGTAATGTTTAAATGGGGGAAACGGTAGCTTAACTTTTGTATCAGCAATAGTCTTAGGGTTCTTTTTGCGACCTGGCTCTTCTGGAATGTGATCAAATGTCATTACACGGAAGATTAGCTCTTCTTTTGTAATTTCAGATGCTAATGTTTCGCATTCTGCTTGTTTGACCTTCTCACCTAAGCCTTTCCTGCGCTCGTATTCTGCTGAAGACATCTTCTTTGCTTTATTACGCTTTGCTTCAGCAACAGACAGTCGATTTATTTTACCTACATCTAGTAAAATAATATCATATTGACCATATTCAGGTTCTAAATAACTGTTGAACTGATTCTTTGATTTGTGTATTTCTTTAAGTATGTCTTTATTGTTTAGATAATTCTTGGGACGCATCATTCTCTCCTATAGTGTTAATTACTATTATACACGACAATTGTATCAGTGTCAACCGAAGAATAATTATAATATACATACATAATTTTGTCAACTAAATAGTAGTATAGGAGACAAGATAATTATGGCGTTTAGTATTAAAAAAGCTTCCACAAACTTTCTAAGTAGCATTGTAAGTGATGTCGGCGGCGCAATTAAATCTGCTATCGGCGATACTGTAACACAGAAGCTAGGTGCCTTAGGTCCACTAGGAAAACTAGCTGCGACATTTATTAACCAAACGGGTGGATTTGGATCGTCTAATAATAACAGAACGATTTCTAGAGCAATTATTGCATCAACTAATAGTGTTACTGAAGCAGGTGATTGGCGTGTTAGTATTGGTGTCCCAGACGTTATACTAGACGAAGGCGATATACTTGCGCCGATGAGAGCAACTAGCCAAGGAGTTTGGAATACAGGAAATAAAATGATATTTCCTTTTAACCCAACGGTACTTTTAAGTCATAGTGCAAACTATTCACAAGTGCAACCTACTCATACAAATTATGCATACAATGCATACGAAAGCAGTCAAGTAGATGCAATTACAATCACTGGCGAATTTTATCAAGAAAACGAAAACGATGCAAAATACTGGATAGCATGTTTGCACTTTTTAAGAACTGCAACTAAAATGTTTTACGGAAATAGTAATCCGTTAGGAAATCCTCCAGTTGTTTGTAGACTTAACGGCTATGGTAAACATATATTAAATGATATGCCAGTTGTAATAACAAACTTTACTACAGATTTACCAGTTGATGTAGATTATATTATGTGTACCGTTAACGGGCATCCTAACTATGTTCCTACACAAAGTTCAATTACAGTTACACTACAGCCACAATACGCAAGACGTTCGCAAGCAGGATTTAGTTTAAATGATTATGCAGGCGGCAGACATATTGGCGGCGCGGAAGGATTTGTATAATGGAAAAAAACAGTTTAAGTCCGTATGCACGTACTCCAATTAATCAATCTGGATATTTAGACATACTAAAACCTCGTCCTGTTCCTGCTAACAGAGACGATATTGTATTTGAAATAACAACTGAATTTACATATCGTCCTGATTTACTAGCACACATTACATATGGTAGAAAAGATTTATGGTGGGTATTTGCACAGCGTAATTTAGATATATTAAAAGATCCTGTATTTGACTTTGTCGCAGGCACTAAAATATTTTTACCAGATCCTTCAGCATTACGTAATACATTAGGATTTTAATATGGCATTTGATTTAAAATCAGCAGCTAAAAATGCAGTAAAATCTGCTACAATAGATACTGTTACTAGCAAAATTAATTCTAAAATTCCTGGAGTTAGCAGCCAGATGATGTCATCGGCACTAAAAGGCGGAGACATTAAAGGCGCTATTGGTGGAGCACTTGGTGGCGGATCCGACGGACTGATTGGTGCAATAAAAGGAAAATTAGATGGACTAGCAGCTAATTCACCTGAGCTTCGAGGTCTGACCAACACAGCACTGAAGCTAGTAGAAAAAGGCGCAGCAGATCTTAAAGGTCTGGGCGGCGAATACGGCCTGAAGATGGACCAGTATAGAGAATTAGCAGACAGAACTGGTATATCCGGCAATTTTGTTGATAGTGGATTTTTGCCGTCATACAAAGTTGACGATTCTGCTGCAAGTAAAGTTCCTAATCCGTTAAGAAGTTACAACGGAGTTAATTATATAATTACGTTAGGCGTACTTAGTGCAGAAGAATATAATAATCCTGACACTTATAGAAACATAGGAAGTTTTAAAAATTACATAATACAAAGTGCAGGCGGCAACCTAAACAAACGTTATCAAGTGTTTGACGAACACGAAGGCAACGTTAAAGGCAATCACCACATTGACGCTAAAGAAACTCACGCAGAATATTACATTGATGATATCGAATTAGATTCAGTAGTTGCACCTAATGAAAATACTAGAATGACATTAGGAACATCGTTAACATTTAACGTTACTGAACCTTATAGTATGGGAAATTTTATACAAGCAATTAGAGGCGCAGCACATGATGCAGGATATGCTAATTATGCACATGCTCCGTTTTGTATAAAAATTGACTTTGCTGGCTATAATTTAGACGGAACATTTAATGCAAATTTTTTAACACAACCAATGTTTGTTCCGATTAAAATAACGGAGATGGATTTTAGTGTTTCTGGCCAAGGCAGCAAATATGCAGTTACAGCAGTGCCAATGAGCGAAACAGGGTTATCTGATGATATTAATAAAATTAATACAAATGTTAAAGCAACAGGTGTACTATGTTCAGAAATTCTTGAAACAAATGACCAGTCGGTAACAGGTGCAGTTAATGGAGCTATTTCAGCTTTAGAAGAAGCAGGAGCACTTGCACCATATGATAGATATATTATTTGTTTTCCAAAAACACGTAAAGAATTAAAAGACGCATATCAAAAAGGAGAACAAGACGAGACTGCGTTTGTATCTACTCCTGAAGATTTAGAAATTCAACGTCAAGGAATTGATTTCGAAACCAACCCAGAACTACGAGACACATACCAGCCAAAAACCATAACAATTAAACCTCCGAATGACACATATGGAATACTTAAATCGTTTGCTGAAAATACTAATTTAATGAATGCAATAGGACTAAGCCCATTAAATGAAGATACAAATGCAGCTGGAAACACATCCGCAGCAGACCCAAAAGCAGCAACCAATCCCGAAACAGGACAAATTGATCCAGCTGGGAAAGCAGCACAGCCTGCAGATAAAGCAAGAGATCATCAGTTTACTCAGGGCGAGCTAATTACTGCTATTATTGAAAAAATGGTATTACAAACAACTTACGCTGCCGAAAAGTCAACTGAAGGCGCCAAAAATGGTATGAACAAATGGTTTAGAATTGATACACATGTTTACATAGATGAAGGCGCCTTAACCGAAGCAACAATGGGCCGACGACCTAGAGTTTATGTGTACAGTGTTATCGAATATGAAGTTGATCAAGCAGTTACAATGGCTGGTAATCAAGCACCGCAAAATACTAAAGGACTAAGGCAACTTGCGCAGAAAGAATACAACTATATCTATAGTGGCAAAAATGAAGATGTGTTAAACTTTGATTTAAAATTTAATAATGCATATATGATGACTGCATTTGCAGATCTTGGAATGGCCGCAGGCGGACTCCGAGGTGCGGCTGATAATGCAACAAATATTGCCTCTGGTAACGAAAAAGACAAAGGCGTCACAACTCCAGTAGGTGAAAAAAGAACAAATGAAGAAGGTAGCGCAGGTACAGAACTTGTGACTGGCGTGGATACGCCATCCGGATATCAAGGCAGTGACGTTCGACGCAAAATTGCTGAAATCTTCCACGATAAAATTACAAAAATGAATGTAGACATGGTTACTGCTGAGATGGAGATACTAGGAGATCCTTATTTTATACCGCAACAAACCGGTAACTACGTTGGTGCTGTTGGAAATACGATAGCTGAAATTAATGGCGGCACAATGAATTACTTAGACCAGTCAGTATTTTGTATTATAAATTTTAGAACTCCGTTTGATTATCAAGTTAAAGGTGCAACAATGGAATTTCCACAAATTGTACAAGGGTTTAGTGGATTGTTTCAAATATGGGCAGTTACTAATAATTTTAGCGGCGGCAAGTTTACTCAAGTTATTAAGCTAATAAGACGTAAAGGCCAAGACGATGAAGCAACAACTGCAAATTCAGGAACGATGATAGTAAACAACGATTCAGCATTAGTAAAGGATGGCGTACAATCAGACGGCACAGTTGGAGGACAGCAACCAGGAGTTGATTGTTTCCCAGCTCCAAAAAGTGATGATATTAGAGAAATAAATCCAGCAATTGGAGCAGATGTTGCCGCAGCAGCAACAAATGGACTTGATCAGCTTGAGAACATGCTCAGCAACGCAGCTGGTGACTTTAAAACAGCAATCGCGGGCCTTGAAAAAGATAAAAACCCCTTTGCAAAACTTCCGGATTTAAGCAAGATTATTCCAGGTGCAATCTCAAGTGGATTAAAAGACGCAGCATTCAGCGCAGTAGCAGGTAAGCTTGGCGGCGTAGCAGGAATTGCTGCCGGCTCACTAGCAAGTAATGCAATAGGCGGCATTGGAACAGCTTTAAAAGGCGGATTCAACCCTACTGGTCTCCAAGCTGGACTTGCAGCAGGACAAAAGGCAACTGATGCAGTAACAGCTTCTCTTGCTGCAAATGAAAAAATTGCTAGTGTATCTGGCGCTGCAAAATCTAAAGCTAGTTCACTATTAGGAGGCACGTAATGGCAGAAAGTTGCCCAGAAAACACTCAAGGCAAATTAGATCAATCTAATGGCATTAAAGATAACCCTCGCGAACCGTATTTTCTAGATCCTAGCCAAAATGCCCCTTGGCCAGTATACGAAACATATGATGATTTAGAGAGCCTAAAAGGGACTATAAGAAACACTGATGAGTTGTATAGTAATACAATTGTTGTTGTTATTGATGATCAAGGAATACACAATCTAGGATATCCAGGTACACCTAAATTTTTCACATCCATTAAAACCAGTTTGGGATACAGTAGGTTTAAGCCTTTGATTATTTGGGGCATAAAAAGGAAAAAGAACATCGATGACATAGCCGAGAATGCGAAGATGCGCATAGAGCTTGGACTGCCAGTATCGAGAACTATGAACATGTCCGAAACTATGGAATATATACGGGTTAATGCCAACGGTGGTCACCCAGATGGCACACCAGATACAAGATGCGGCGTACCTTATATTGTACCCAATCCGGATCTAGACTACTCAAGACCTCCAGGCGTAACTGCATCCACATCCAGCGCCACAACTGGAGTTACAGTTAAAACTAAAACAGTTAATGATCCTAAAACTGCAGGCACCGTTACAACAACAGAAATTAGTGTGGCTGACCAAGTTAACAATCTTAAAGTTGGTGACATAGCTACTCCAGAACAGATGAAATATATGGCACAAGGTGCACCTGCCTTAAAACCATGTTTGCCTGACACAACAGGAACAGGATCTGGTAGTGTTGCTCCAGCACCTAATGACGGAAGAACACCTGCGGCTATTGCTCTAGCGGCTGCTAAAAAAGCAGCATCTGGAATAGGCTCGCTTGATGCAGCAGGAGCCGCAGCAGGTACAGTTGTATCTCCAACCGTAGTTACTACGCCAGGAGCAGCAGCTAATGGCGCTGTGCCAGCACCCGACAACTCTCGCCCGCGAAACGTATACATATATAAAGCAATGCAAACTGGTTTAGACAGATACGACTTTAATAGTGGTAAAAAGGTTTTTACTCCAGATACTGGACCAAGTATCGAAGCAGTAGAGCCAACACCAACTACTGCACCTAACGCTAACGCAACAATAGGACCACAATAACATGGCAGGAAACGGCAACTACACAAGAACAACTAGCAGTAGTACATCTGGTTTTGCAGACAGAGGACCGTATGAAGCAATTGTAGTTAATAACCTTGACACAAAATATATGGGCGGCATGACTGTTGAACTATTACGATATACAAGCGCAGGTAGCACACCGGAGAAATCTGGACAGTTATTAAATGTAAAATACCTTTCTCCATTTTACGGAGTAACCCCAAGTTCTGCACTTACAGCAAATGAAGGTTACGAACACACACAAAAAAGTTACGGCATGTGGATGGTGCCGCCTGATGTAGGAACAAAAGTTCTTGTAATATTTGCAGAAGGCAATGCAAACTTTGGTTATTGGATTGGATGTATACCTGCAGAAAATATGAACTTTATGGTTCCTGACGGCCGAGCATCGACACAAAACACAACTGCAAATACCCCGCCAGGACTAAGAGGAAGAAAACTTCCAGTAGGCGAATATAACAAAGCAATAGAAACAGGTGCAAGAGTCGATCCGACACTATTTGCTAAACCGTACAACAAAGATTTTACAGAAACACTTGAAATACAAGGTTTGTTAAATGACGAATCCCGTGGCACAACTACAACTAGTTCAAGGCGAGAAATGCCTAGTATGGTATTTGGCATTAGTACTCCTGGTCCTAAAGATCGCAGAGACGGATCTCCAACAGCAGAGATCGGAACAGCAGGAAATAAGATAGCAGTTCCTTCTAACAGACTAGGCGGAAGTTCATTTACAATGGATGACGGTGACGAAAGATTTGTGCGCACAACACACGCAGAAGACGGTCCTCCGATTTATAAAAATAAAAGCGACAACGAAGCGGGCGGTGACAGCACTATCCCACAAAATGAATTACTGCGTTTTAGAACTAGAACTGGTCATCAAATATTAATGCACAACAGTGAAGACTTAATTTACATAGGAAATTCTAGAGGAACTACTTGGATAGAAATGTCCAGTGATGGTAAAATTGATATTCATGCACAAGATAGTGTTAGTATTATGACCGAGAACGATTTAAACATTACTGCTGAACGCGACATTAATATGGAAGCTGGTAGGAATGTTAATATTAGAGCTACAGGCAGAAACCAAGACGGCGAAGGCGAAACAGGCAGAGTTCAAATTGAATCTAAACAAGACTTTAATTTGCATGTTGGAGCAAATAGTAAAATTACAGTAGGTAAAAATCAGCACATAAAAGTAAAAGAATCGCAATATATTGACACAACAAAATCATTACATATACATTCAGGTAAAGACAACAGATTAACAGCCGCAGGATCGACACATATTACTAGTGCTAAAGAGCATAGAGAAACAGCAACGTATGTTCATATGAACGGACCAAAAGCAGCGCCATCAAATGTTGCTGAAGAAGTAACTCCTTTGACAACAAATACATTACCTCGTACTGAATCCGGCGGGCAAATAAGCTCCTACGAAAGTATATTAGCAAGATCCCCCCAACATGAGCCTTGGCCGCATCATGAAAACTTAGATCCGTTATCGTTTAAGAAAATTTACACAGATAGAGATTCACCTGGCGCACTTCCTAGTGCAGACCGTATTGTTACTCCAGACACGTTTGATAAAAATTTACAAGGCAGAAAATCGAGTGGATATGTACAAGGCAGCGGCGGCAATATTAGTACAGGAAATTCTAGTCGTCCAGGTGGTAGCGGACAAACACCTGTGCCTCCAGGAGACTATAACAGTGACTATGTGTTTGATGAAAATATAGGAGCATTAAGTGAAAAATACGAATCTCGAGGCAACCCTGCTATTATTGGATGGGATAGTACCGGTGGATGGAGTTACGGAAAATACCAACTAGCAGCAAATACAGGCGCACTAAATGAATTCCATAGTTGGTTAAAAAAGACACACCCTAACATTGAAAGTCAACTAAAGACCGCAGGCGGACCAGCAGGAGGAAGAGCAGGCAGTGCAGCATATAAAGAAGCTTGGTCTTTAGTAATGGGAACGGCTGCAGGAGGAGAAATACAAAGTCAGTATGCTGGAATACAATATTATGTTCCTGGCGCCAAACGAATCTTAAATGGATCTGGAGTTAATCTTGCACTCCGGTCTACGACAGTACGCCAAGCAGCATTTTCCACAACAATACAACATGGTGCTGGCGGAGCGTCAAAAGTTTTCCGAAATGCATTAGCTGGATTAGGATATACACCAGCTGATATAACTGCAACAGTGCCTACTGACGCAGCGTTAATTAGAGCAATATATTCTGAACGCCGAGCTAAACATGGTGGCAAATATTTCCCTAGCAGTAGTGAAGGTATCAGAAATAGTGTTGTTGACAGATTTCATAATGAAGAGGCAGATGCAATTAGAAGTTTAAACGAAGAAATTCTAATTGCACAAGCAAATCCTCCGACATCAGACCCAACAGATAATAGTGCAGGTACTAACACCGTAGCACCGCATCGTGGCGCTGTTTAATTAAGGTAAATATAGTATGAGCCAATTAGAAAAAAATCTTTATAAACGTGTTACCGTAAGCCAGCCTACTCAAACAGCAAACACTGGCAGAAAATACAGAGGATTTTCAACAGTTGCAGACGCTAAGAGCTTCAGTGTGTATGACTACGAGCTTATAAAGCAAGATTTAATTAACCATTTCCATATACGCCAAACTGAAAAATTAAGTGATCCTACATTTGGCACCATTATATGGGATATTCTATACGAGCCATTTACAGTTGACGTGCAAGAAGCAATTATCGAAGATGTTACTAAAATTATTAACTACGATCCTAGAATAAAGGCTGAAAATATTGTTATTGATACGTATGAGCAAGGCATACAAATTGATTGTACTATAACTGTACTTCCTTTTGGTATAACTGATGAATTGCGCTTCAAATTTGACAAAGACAACGGTCTACTCCAACAATAAAAATTAAATACACACATTATCATTTCAGGTAAATACATTAGTAAACAAGGAAAATGATATGTCTTCAAATGATAGACAGTCCAGGCTATTAGTAGCAGAGGACTGGAAACGAATTTACCAAAGCTTTAGGAACGCAGATTTCCAAAGCTACGATTTTGATAACCTAAGACGCACAATGATTAACTATTTGCGTCAAAACTATCCAGAAGACTTTAACGATTACATTGAATCGAGTGAATATCTTGCGCTAATTGATATGATTGCTTTCCTTGGGCAAAACTTATCATTCCGCATTGATTTAAACGCTCGTGAAAACTTTCTTGAAACAGCAGAACGTAGAGAAAGTGTATTACGTCTTGCACGTATGCTGTCTTACAATCCTAGACGTAATCAAGCAGCAAACGGTTTACTTAAATTTGACACTATTAAAACAACTGAAAATATTTTAGATAGCAATGGTTTAAACATGGCAGGTATTACTGTTAAGTGGAATGACCAAACTAACTCAAGTTATTTTGAACAGTTTGTTAAGATTATGAATTCGGCATTGCCGTTGTCTAACTCAATTGGTAATCCTTTAAAGTCTGCATTAATTGCAGATGTGCAAACACAAAAATATCGCTTAAATGCTACAAACACTGGGCAAGCAATTTACCCGTTTACTAAACGTGTTGAAGGGGTAAGCACACGTTTTGAAGTAGTAAGTACTGACATATCAGGCGAAAACGTGTTAGAGGAAGCGCCACTGCCTGGCAACAGTCCTGCATTTTTGTTTAGAGATGATGGACAAGGAGCTGGTAGTAATAACACTGGATTCTTTATGCATTTCCGTCAAGGTAAACTTGAGACAGGAAACTTTGCAGTAAGTAATCCAACTCCAAATCAAGCAGTACAAATTGATGCTGAAAATATTAACGACAGTGATGTATGGTTATTTGCATTAAATAGTGCAGGCTTTGAAAGCAGTGAGTGGACAAAAATTGACTCTACTGAAGGCAATAACGTTATCTATAATAGTTTGTTTAATAAAACTAGAGACGTATTTGCTGTAACAACACGCATTGGCGACAGAATTAATTTAAACTTTAGTGATGGTGTGTTTGGAAACTTAGCTACTGGCAACTTTAGATCGTATTACAGGACTAGCAATAATCTACGTAGTGTGATTACTCCTAGTGCAGTAGGAACAGTAAGCATTGATATTCCGTACCAGTCGAGAAACGGCTCAGCGCAAACACTTACAGTTGGTCTTAAATTAAATTACACAGTTAGTAACGGTACCGCATCAGAAACTAGTGCAGAAATTAAACAAAATGCACCAGCAACATATTATACACAAAACCGTTTAGTTACTGGCGAAGATTATAACATTGGTCCGTTAGCAATTAGCCAAGACATTATTAAAACTAAAAGTTCGAATAGAATTTCAAGTGGAATAAGTCGGTTCTTTGACTTAAAGGATGCAAGCGGCAAGTATTCAAATACTAGTTTGTTTGCAGATGACGGCATAATTTATAAAGAAGAATTTGCCGAAAAACAATCATTTACTTTTGCAACACAAACTGACATTGAAGGTATTATATATAATACTATTGAAAGCATATTAAGTAGTGCAACTGCACAGAACTTTTATCTAGCAAAATATCCAAAAATTATAGTAAGTGATCTTAACGCAACTTGGTCTCAATCTAGCACAAGTACAAATAGATCATTAGGTCTATTGCAAGATACTGATAGTAATGCATATACTGTAGGTACGTTTACTGCTAATAGTTTGCGATTATTAGAAGCAGGCTCGATGTTGAAGTTTGTTGCTCCTACTGGCAAGCACTTTATGCCCGACGGCACATTAATGGAAGACAGCAGTAGCGGAGACCATTTAGGAAAAACAACATACAAATGGTGTAAGTTAATTTCTGTAACAGGAGACGGCACAGTAATAGACGAAGATGGCATTGCTCCTATTTCAGTAAACGATGTTATACCGACAGGCGCAGTACTACAGCAAGTTATACCAAATTTTTCTAAAGTATTAATTAATGACATAAAGACACAATTAATTGACCAAACATTTGAATACAAGGATTTTGCACTACGTTACGATCAATATGTCAGACAGTGGAAACTAGTATTAGCACAAGACATTAACACACTTAATGCATTTGCTACTGGTAAAGCAGGCGACATAACAGGTGCTAATTTAGATTCAAGCTGGATGCTATACTTTAAAACAGACGGCGAAAAATATACAATTACATATCGAAATTTAAGATATGTAATGGAAAGCGCAGACGAAATTAGATTTTTCTTTGACGCTGCTGATAAGATTTATGATCCGTCAACAGGACAAATTGTTAGAGACAAAATTGATATATTAAATATTAACCGTAAGCCTGGACAATTAATTCCGTTCACATCAGACTATAACTGGACAATTACTGATGCATATAGAGATTCTGAAGGATACTTAGATAGTCGTAAAATTCAAGTTCAATTTATTGACCTTGATGATGACGGTGTAGTTGATGATCCTGATATTTTTGAGCAAATTGTCGGCGAAGAAGATACAACTATTCTTACAAAAGACAAATTAATATTCCAAAAGAAATACACCACAACTGACGGTGTAGAAGATTTTAAATATTTTGCAAACACAACTGCTGAAATTATTGTAGTACAAAACGAAGCAGCTATTGCTCCGTACAGTGCTAGAGTAGAAGGACAAATATTTTACTTAATTAACGAAGGTATTTTTAGGAAGCTTAATAAACTACTAAACAATACAGAAATTAATACAGACTATAAAGCATTCTTTGGCAGAGCAGATTTAAAGTTCCATTATGTACATGTTGCAGACAGTGGCTATAGAATTGATCCAAGTGCAAGTAACATTATTGATACTTATATTTTATCTAAAGCGTACGACATGCAAGTAAAGCAATATGTTGCTGGAACACTTTTAGTACAGCCTAAGCCTCCTAGTAATGATGAATTATTTAGAAGCTATGGCAGAGAAATAAACAAAATAAAAAGTTTAAGTGACGAAGTTATCTATCACCCTGCAAAGTATAAAATCTTATTTGGCGACAAAGCCCCAGCAGATCTGCAAGTTAAATTTAAGATTGTTAAAAATGCTGGTGTAGTTACCAATGACAACGAACTTAAATCAGACATTATTGAAGCTATTAATAAATTCTTTGATATTGAAAATTGGGACTTTGGAGAGACATTTTACTTCCAAGAACTTAGCGCCTATATTATAAACCAGCTGTCACCAAAACTGGTAAGTATACTAATAGTACCGCGCCAAACAACACAATCGTTTGGTAGTCTATTTGAAATAAAGAGTGAGCCAGATGAAATATTTGCAAGTGCAGCGAAGGTGAGTGATATCGAAACAATTGATCAATTAACAGCAACTAATTTACAAGCTAGCGGAACAGTAATTAACACTGTTGCAACTAGCATAACATCAGGAATATCAAGCAGTGCATCGACACCTGCAACAACGTTGTCACTAGGCGGCGGGCTAAACACAAATTCAAGTGGTTCGGGATCAAGTGGTTCGGGATCAAGTGGTTCTAACGGTGGAGGCTATAGTTACTAATGGCTAAGAATGATCAAAACGAAAGCGCACTACCTGTTCCAGGACAGAATAATAAAATCACTGCAAGTGACTTTTTACCTAAGTTCTTTAGAACACAAGCTAACAAAAAGTTTTTGCAAGGCACACTTGACCAACTTATACAACCTGGTGTTGCTGAAAAGATAAATGGTTATTATGGTAGAACAACTGCTAAAGCATATAAAGTAACTGACAACTATATTGATGATGTATCAGCTAATAGAACTAACTATCAGCTAGAACCAGCGACAGTTATTAAAGATAACTATGACAATATAACTTTTTATAAAGACTACAATGACTACATAGGGCAACTTGGTGTATATGGCGCAAGCGTAGATAATCACAGTCGTTTAAACAGCCAAGAAACATATGCTTGGAATCCAAGCATAGATTGGGATAAGTTTGTAAACTTCCGCGAGTACTACTGGATGCCAAACGGTCCACTTAGTGTACAAGTTAGAGGACAGAGTAGAGATGTTGTTAGCACATACACTGTAACTACTGAAGACCAAGGCGATAATATTGCTTACATATTTAACGACGGATTAATACGTAACCCAGAATTAAATCTTTACCGAGGACAAACATACCGTTTTGAAATAGATGCACCTGGACATCCTATGTCAATTGCTCTTAGTAGAACGTTTACTCCAGGCGCGACAGTTGACACTAATGTTAGTACATTGTATACTGACGGTATAACTGTGTATGACAAAGATGGTAATGTTACAACTCTTAGTTATATTGAAAAGGGAGCAATTGAATTTACTATTCCATCAAACGCTCCTGACGTACTATATTATATTAGTAAAAATGCTATCGATACAAGTAACTTTATTAAAATTTATGACATTGAAGAAAATACATTTCTTAATATCGGCGAAGATGTATTAGGTAAGAAAACTTATACTAGTGCAAACGGCGTTGCGTTATCTAACGGAATGAAAGTTAAATTCCAAGGCGATGTATTGCCTGCTGAATATAACACTAACGATTGGTATGTAGAAGGAGTCGGCGACAAAATTAAATTAATTAAAGATCAAGATTTAATTATTCCAGCTGCATACAGTGATATTAATCGTATAGCATTTGATGCTGATAACTTTGACACTATGCCATTTTCTGATGCAACTGCATATGCAACTAATAAAGACTACATTGTCATTAACCGCGCAACACCAGACAGAAACGCCTGGAGTCGCTACAACAGATGGCACCACAAAGATGTAATTTTAAAGAGTTTTGAACTTAATAATTTAACAAGAAATGTTAACGAAGAAAATAGAGCGAAACGTCCTATTATAGAATTTGAAGCAGGCTTAAAGCTACACAACTTCGGAGCATATGCTAAACAAGATGTTGACTTAATTGATACATTTACTACAGATGTGTTTAGTACTATTGAAGGACAAATAGGATATAATATTGACGGCATTAATCTTGCTGATAATATGCGTATTTTGTTCACAGCAGATACTGATGCATTAGTAAGCGGAAAAATATACCAAGTTAAATTTGTTAACATTGGAAATAACAGACAGCTTAGTTTAATTGAAACTACTGATACATTACCTATCGATCTTGAAACAGTGTTAATTACACAAGGTGTAAAAAATGCAGGTAAGAGTTATCACTACCATAACGCTAAGTGGACTACTGCACAAGAAAAAACAACACGTAATCAAGCTCCTACATTTGAATTATGCGACACAAATGGTAACAACTACAGCAATGAAACTTATTATGGATCAACTACGTTTAACGGTACTAAGTTATTTTCATATGCTGTAGGCACAGGAACGGTAGACACTGAATTAGGATTTGCACTAGATTATAAGTCTATTAATAACTCAGGTGATATTGTATTTGATTTTAACTTACTGTCAGATACATTTACTTACCAAACAGATGATAATTTATACACACAAAAAATTAATGGCGGCTATTTAAAGAAATATAGTTCACTTACTAAATTTGCTTATGTAAATGGATTTAGTAGCAAGCCTACTATTAGTAAACAGTATGTTATAAACGAATATGCTGCAACTGCCATTCAGGTTAATAACTTTGAAATTAATGTCTACGATAACTCGAGTAGTATTGCAGATTTAAAAGTAGTTGTGTTTGTCAATAACAAATTACAATTAATAACTACTGATTACACAATTGATAAAACTAAAGCCAATGCAGTTATTACATTTGTAAAAGATTTAGTAGCCACTGATGTTATTAAAATTAAAACAGACAGTAAAGCTATTAAAAATTCTAATGGCTATTACGAGTTTCCGTATAACTTAGAACGCAATCCTCTAAACGATGATGTTAACCAATTCACACTTGGTGAAGTAATAGATCACGTTGATAGTATGCTAGAAGATATTCCAGGATATGCCGGTAATTACTTAGGATCAAGTAACTTGCGTGATTTAGGTGACCTAGATGAATTTGGTAAACGCTTTGTTAAACACAGCGGCCCAATCAACTTGCCGCTGTACCACGTAACTAATAAAAGTTATAATATTGTAAAGGCATTAAAATATTCTAAAAAAGAATATTCAAGATTTAAGAAGACTTTTTTAGACACCGCCGCAACATTAGGATATGACGGTCCTATTAAAGAACATGTTGACCTTATATTAAAAACAATTAATAGTGATAAATTAAAGTCGCAGCCTTTTTACTTCTCAGACATGCTGCCTGATGGCGCATCTAATAAAATAGCGTATACTATATTAGATAAAAGAACAACAGAGTATCCAATTACTGGAACTTTTAATTTATCTAAACTGAGCGCAGCAAGCACAACTGTATATTTAAATGGTACACAGTTAACTTATTTGAAAGATTATAATTTTAATATTGCTGGCTATGTTACAATCGAAGCTGGACAAATAGAAAACGATTTAATTGAAATACACGAATATAATAATACTGATGGTAGCTTCGTTGCTCCTACTCCTAGTAAACTGGGATTATTTCCAAAGTATTATCCTGAGCTAACTATTGACGATACTGTACTTGCTGCTGAGCCAACAACTACTGGCCCATTTAAAGTATATGGCGAAGACAGTGCAACTGGTACTAGAGGCTGGTTTTATCCTGTGTACACAGCTAAAAGTGCAGCAGGCGCAGGTACTGCATCGAAATCCCATGTATTTACAGGAATGAATAAAATATTTTATATTCCTACAGCTGGCGCAACACTTGGCGGCAATGACAATATCGAAGTTACTGAATACTCAGTTGGCGTTGCTTTTATTAAGGGCCATGACGGCAGCTATATTAAAGCGTATAAAGACTTTAGAGACGAGTTACTATTAGAACTAGAAAAAAGAATTTTTAATAATATTAAAGCAGAATATTCAACTGATAGGTTAGATGTTAATACTTTCATCGGTGGAGAATTTAGAGTTAATGAATTTACTAAAACTGAAATAGATAATACGTTGCTTGGTGATTTTACGCAGTGGTTGCAGCAAAATTTAAACAATCAAACTTATACAAACAATACGTTCTACGACAGAACTAATAATTGGACATTTAACTATCAGGATACTACTTCACCAGCCGGTAATATAAACCCGGGATTCTGGAGAGGCATGTATTCTAGAGCATTTGATACTGACCGTCCTCACAGCCATCCGTGGGAGATGCTTGGCATCTCTACTAAGCCATCTTGGTGGAACACAGTTTACGGACCTGCTCCGTACACTGGCGACAACTTAGTTTTGTGGAAAGACTTAGAAGTAGGTCGCATCGCAGATCCTCTTAATACTAGAATTGATCTCAACTATGCTCGCCCTGGATTAACTAACTGTATACCAGTTGATAGTAACGGTAAATTGCTATCGCCGATAAACAGTAAGTATGCTAAAGATTTCCAGATACAAAGTGCAACACAAAACTTTAAATTCGGCGATCATGCACCAATCGAAAATGCGTGGCGCAGAAGCTCCGAGTATCCGTTTGCTGTACTAACTGCAATGTTGTTAAATAAACCTGCTAAAACAATGGGCTTAGGATTTGATGTTTCTAGGATATCTAAGAATTTAGCAAATCAATGGGTTAACATAGATACAAATGCTCCTATTGTTATTAAAGATTTAACATTGCCAAACACATTTGATTCAGCTACACGAATTAATACAGCAGGGTTAGTAAACTACATTTATAACCTTGTAGCAAGTGATATATTATCAGTATATAAGAGTTATAAAACTGACTTGTCGCTAATTACTAACCAAATTGGTGTTAAGATTGCTGGATTTACTAGTAAAGAAAAGTTTAATTTGATACTAGACAGCAGATCACCAACTCAGTCTTTAACACAAGACGGTATATTTGTCCCACAAGAAAACTATCAAGTATTTTTAAATACAAGTAGTCCTACTGAACTAGCAATATACAGTGGTATTATTATAGAACGAGCTGAACTAGGTTATATTGTAAGAGGATACAATTCAGAAAAGCCATACTTTGAATATTATGAAGCACTAACTGGGTCGTCTGCAAATATTGTAACAGTTGGCGGCATATCTGAAAAGATAGTTCCTTGGGATACTAATACTGCCTACATTAGCGGTGAAGTAATATTGCATAATAATGCATATTACAGAGTTATTACTTCTTTTACTAGTGACACAACGTTTAACACTAACGATATAGTTAAGCTTCCTGCACTTCCTCTTACTGGCGGAAGAACAGCAGCATTTAAGAAAGATTTTAATACTGTATCCCTTAAAAGAGTCCAATATGGAACACGCTTTACTACAGCACAAGATGTCGTTGACTTTATTTTAGGCTACAATGTAAGACAACAAGAGATGGGATTTAGTTTTGAGAATGTAATTGCTGGATCTAACGAAGTTGAAAACTGGAAGCAAGCAGCAAAGCAGTTCTTATTCTGGACAACACAAGGTTGGGCAAACAACTCACTGATTGCATTAAGTCCGGGCGCAAACTTATTAGAATTCCAAAAAGATTATGTTATAGTTGATAATATTAAAGACGATTTCTACGGATACAGTATTCTTAAAGCAGACGGTTTATTTTTAGATTCAGAATTTAATAGTCTGTTAAGAGATCAAAATAGTTTTGGTATCGAAACTATTGGCACTGACGAAGGCTTATACCATGTGTCTTTACCGTTAATACAAAAAGAACACGTTGTATTAATAGATAATACTACAGACTTTAACGACACAATTTATAATCCAAGCACAGGTTATAGACAAGAGCGAATCCGCGTTAACGGTTACAGATCTGATGATTGGAATGGCGGATTAAATATTCCAGGATTTGTATATGACGATGCAAGCTTTACAGATTGGACTCAGTGGAAAGATTATAAGATCGGCGATATTGTAAAGTACAAGCAATATTACTATGTGGCAACAATAAATGCTACAGGGTCACAGAACTTTAATTCAACTAACTGGTATCAGTTAAGTGAAAAGCCTGAGTCACAGTTAATGACTAACTTTGATTACAGAGTTACACAGTTTACGGACTTTTATGATTTAGATTCAGATAGCTTTGATACTGAGCAGCAAAAAATGGCACAGCATTTGATAGGTTATCAAAAGCGCCAGTACCTTGCTAACATTATTAATGATGACGTAAGTCAGTTTAAATTCTACAGAGGCGCAATTGCAGACAAAGGCACAATGAATGTGTTTACTAAACTGTTTGATGCACTAGGCAATACTGCTGATAACTTAGAATTTTACGAAGAATGGGCAATACAAGTTGGTCGTTATGGTGCAGTTGATGATGTACAGCAAGTAGAGTTTAACTTGCTGCAAGATGATATCCAAGAGTCTCCGCAAGCAGTTGAGCTTGTAAACGCTATACCTGAAACTAACTTTGATAAGATTTATAGAATTAAACCAAACGAAGTATTTGACAAGCCTGCAGGATATACTCACGCACCGTTTCCTACTAAGACACTAACTAATGAATATATTAGAACTGGCGGCTATACTAACGAAGACGATGTTGACTTTATTGTTGGCAATTTAGAAGACCTTGCAACTGTTGATACTAACCAAATTAGTTTAGGTGATACTATATGGGTAACTGACACAGACAATAAGAACTGGACAGTTATGCAACTAACACAAGGAACTGTTAATGTAGTTGGTGCAGACACAGTTGCTGCCACTTTTGCAGTTAACGGATTAAGTTTAGTAGAACTAACACTAGATAAGTGGGTAACTGGAATATTTGCAGTAGGCGACTACGTTGGCGTCCGTGGCGCACAAGAGTATAGTATTAATGGATTATATGAAGTTGATAATATTAATCTTAATAAAATACAAATAAGAGTTCCTATTGACAGCACCATTTCTTATTTTACAATTGAAGATAATAGAAGTTTTGCAATGTCTGCTCTAAGAACTATAAGAGTAAGTAATGTTGCAGGAATTAATGCTGCAACAAATCAAGATATTTATAGTAAACAGCGATTATGGATTGATACTTATAAGAGTGAATGGGCAGTATTAGAAAATAATTCTGTATATTTAAATTCTCAAGCAATTACAAATCCTTCAGATTATGACAGTACTGATCAAGGGTTTAGTGATAGTATTGCTGTAAACGAAAACAATACTAATGTTTTTGTATCAGCACCAAATGACTTAAACGGCAAAGTTTCAGTATACCGTAGAACAAGAGAACAGTCTAATTTATTATTAGACCAAGAAATTATTATAGATAATAATGACTTGTTTGCTATTGCAGATTCTGACTTTGGAAAAAGTGTTGCAGTATCACCGGACGGAGAATATCTTATTGTAGGTATTCCGCAAGCTAGTAATGTTAAGACTAAACTAACTTATAAAACAGACGCAAGCACGGGCGCAAGCACATTTGACTTCCAACCAAACGCTGTGTATACTAAAAATAACATTGTACGGTATAGAGAAAGTTTATGGAAAACTAATAGGTCGATACTTCCACAGATTGCAAATCAGCCATTTAGTACTTTTGATACATATGTAAATCTTGTAAGTGCAGCAGATTCTGATAGTACAACTTTAAACTTGTTAGTTGCAGGTGATGCAGGGTTGCCAGGAAATTCGACAACTCATATGTTAGTCCGCGCTCCTAAAGATATGTATATTGGCACAACAGCCGGCGATACAATTAACTTATTCTGGAACAGACGTAGTTACACGTATCCTACATTAGATAATTTTATTCCTTTTGAAGGCTTAATTCCAGAATTAACACCAGAGTTTATAAGTCAAGATCATACAATTGTTGAAAAAATTGACCATGTATTTTTTATTGACACTTTTGTATCATTACCAGTTGTGGGATCTATAGTAACAACTGATACAGGTAGTGCAGAAGTAGCATATGTAGGATCTCGTAGAGATAGTGCAGTTGTTTATGTTAAAAACACAAATGGTGTATTTAATGTTACTGGTGAAATGTTTATTAATGAATTAGATTTTGTAGGATTTTACACAGAAGAATCGACTTATGCTACTAGTACTGCCATAGATGGCTACTGGATGATTAGCACAGGATTTAGTTATTCGAATAATAGTGTCTATTATGATACCGGCCGAGGCTTGGTATATGCCGATGTTAAACTACAAGGATCAGTAAGAGCTCTTAACGAATACTATAACATTCAAGATACTGTTGGCGCAATTGGTGTATATGTAACTAACAAGAACCAAGCAAGTTACATCGAGCAATTATCATATCGAGGAGATCCTGCAGGTGCCGACGCACAAGATGGCGTTGAAAGAGATTTACCAAGTAATAAATGGGTAGCTAGAGTAGGTAAGACATTTAGTGATTATTTAACAATTGGTGAAACACAAGAGTTCCGTTTGTACAATCTTGAAAACAGAGTAATTGATGTTGCAAGCCCCGGATTTTCATATGATATTCTAAACAAGCAACAAACCGTTGTTGATCTATGGGACGGCTATATTGACTTTACATTAACAGAATTTGACTTTCAAGGATTTGCATTTGAACCACAAATTGGTGATATTCTTGAAGATGTGCAAACACCTCGAGACGGCGCAGGAGGCTTGGCATTAACAACAATTAGTACAAGTACTGCTGAAGTTGTGTTTATAAAACGTAACTTTAACGCTGTGAGAGTTTATCTAAAAATTGCAACAGGCAGCTGGATAGAACAATCAAATATTGGACGTTTCCAGATTCGCAGAAAGGCAAGTGTTGCGTTACGTGGCGCGACAGATGCTGACCGTACAATTGGTACCATAACAGATATTAATAACAGCATTGTGCTAGGCACATCACTAGTCGGCAAATTAGTAGTATTCGAACATAGTAGTAACTTTAATATTGTTACCACACCAACAATTGTTGATGAAGAATATTGGTTCTTTGATGAAACTACAGTAGCAGGCGTCCAACGATTATCAAATCCTCCATATAGTTTAAACAAAGATTATACACAAGTATATAATATCCCTGCTGACGCAACAGGAACAAGTCCAACTGTAGCAAACGAAGGTGCTGTTGCAATTTACAGAAGATTAAATGACGGCACTTACAGATTCCAAAATGTATTAATATCAGAGTATAGAGCAGCAAATAGAAACTTTGGTGATAAAGTTGCAATAGTACAAACAGGAAACTTTTACACGCTATTAGTTAGTAGTAATAGTGACACTACTATACCAGTAACTGACTCAACAGGCAGAAGATCGCAGCCAGGCTCGATTGAAATATTCCGCCATGGCACAAAAGCAACTGACAGCTTTAAGGGCGAATACCAAATAACAGCATACGCAATTGGCGACATTGTAATATATAAAGACGATTATTATATTTGCCGCAAAGTAACAACAGTATCACAAAATGTTATAGTTGATCCAATATACTGGAATAAAATTAGCTGGCAGCACGGCAAAGATGCAAACTATCGCGGAACATTTGACAATACATACACTTATCGATCAGGTAATATAGTTGTACAAGGTAATGCACTATGGAAAGCAAAAACTAACATAGCAATTAATGCAGCAGTTCCAAGTGCATCAAATAACTCATGGTCAAGCGTTACAACTGATGTTGATTATGTAGGTTACTTGCCAAACTTAACTGCAAATGCATTCTATAATGAATCTGTATTTGATCCTATTGAAAATATAATAGAGTTTAGTAAGAGCTTCGATGTTAGTAGTGATGCGCAAGTACTGGTTGTGACTAGTACACAAACTGATAATACAAGTACAACAAATACAAAACTTGCAATTTATCGCGCAGTTGGAAACCAATTTCAGTTAGATCAAATAATAGCTGCACCAGATAATGTTACAGCATGGGCAGATAAAGTTGTATTAAATCCTGCAGGAACACAGATTGCAATTAGTTCAATGTTAGCTGATACAAATAAAGTTAATCAAGGCGTTGTGTATGTTTATACACAAGCAGCTGGTACATTTACTTTAACACAAACACTAACTCCACCAAATAACGAAGAAAGTGAAGGCTTTGGATTTGGCTTAGATTTTGGAACTGATAACTTAGTAGTATCAAGTTTAAACGGTGATCAAACAATTCCGACAACGTTTGACGTTGCTGTATTCACTGCAACTGAAGATACTACAACAACTTTTGATAGAGAGTTTACAAACTTTAGAAATATTAAACTCGACAAGGGCGTTGTTTATGTATACGAAACTATTGATAACAGTTTGATATATTCAGAGCAGTTTGTATATCCACTAACACAAACTACATTCGGCGAGAACATTTATGCTAACGGCAACCACGTTTATATTGGCATGCCAGATCAGCTAGTTGGCGCTGTAGAAGACGCAAGCGGCAATAAAGGACAGCTACTTGACTTTAGAAAAAATAAAAACACATTTGCATGGAACGTTATTAGCGAAGGCATTACCCCAGTAGATGTAGATAATATTCGAGGCATGTTCTTATACAACAAACGAGAAAACAGCATTGTAAGCTATATTGATTATATTGATCCTGTGCAAGGTAAAATTGCAGGCCCAGCTGATCAAGAAATTACATTTAAAACTCCGTTTGATCCTGCTGTATATAATACAGGTAATCTTTTAGATAATTCAGTTGATCCTAATAGAGCGTGGTGTGAGACACACGTTGGTCAAGTATGGTGGAATATTAATTCTGCTAAATTTGCTCATGCATACCAAGGGTCAACTACATTCCAGAAAAATAACTGGAATAAATTAACACCTGATGGTAGAATTGATGTATTTGAATGGGTACAAAGTAACTTTATTCCTAGTGTGTGGGATAGTATAGCAGATACTCCAGACGGACTTACAGCTAAAATTAGTGGCACAAGTTTATTTGGCGATGAAAAGTATTCAACTAAAATAATATATAACGAAGTTAGTAAAACGTTTAACAATGTATATTACTTCTGGGTAGTTAATAAAGTTACTGTACCTATAATGGAAAACAGAAAGTTAAGTATCCGTGATGTTGCGGCACTTATTGAGAATCCAAGAACACAAGGTTATCCGTTTGTAAGTTTACTTTCAGATAGTAAGTTTGTACTTAATAACTTCGACACGTTTATTGATAGCAATGACTTAGTTTTAAACATTAAGTATTCAACAGGACCTAAGAAAGTACAAAATGTACACAGCCAGTACAAGTTAATATCAGACGGATTGAAAACAAGCAAACCTGATGCAGATATTGAACGCAAATGGTTTGATAGTTTAATTGGGTTCGACAGCAATAATAGAATTGTTCCAGATCCAACTATATCCGTTAAAAATCGTTATGGTGTACAAAATCGTCCAAGACAAAGTATGTTTGCTAATAGATTTGAAGCACTAAAACAGACTATTGAAAGAATAAATTTAAAGTTAGCTGAAAATCTTGTAGTTGACCAAAATAACATTTCTAAATTAACTCAACTTGATGTTGCACCAACTGCAATATCACAAACTTATGATTTAGCAACAGACACATTGTCTGAACTTACATTTGTAAGTACAAACAAAATTACACCTGCCACACTAACGCCTGTAATTACTAATGGCAGAATATCAAGAATTAACATTACTGATGCAGGCAGAGGCTATAAAGTAGCTCCTAGCTTTAAGGTTAATGGTAAAGGTACTGGAGCAGAATTTGATATTACTATTAATAACCTAGGCCAAATTACTTCAGCTACTATTACTAATGCAGGCAGCGGATATGATGCAACTGCAAGTATTACTGTACGTCCATTTACTGTGTTAGTTAACGCAGACGAAAGTATACAAAACAAATGGGCATTGTATTCGTGGAACGGAACAGCATGGTATAGAAGAAAACTACAAAGTTACAATGTAGCATCGTATTGGAATTATGCTGACTGGTATGCTACAGGGTATAATCAATTCTCAAATATTAACGACACTATAGCAGGTTCATATCAACTGCCTAGTCTAACAAATAAGATTGGTAATATTGTAAAAATTGAAACAGTAGGAACTGGCGGCTGGGTATTAATGATAAAAGTAGATAATCAAGATACTGAAGACTATACAATTAATTACGATACTATTGGACGTCAAAACGGCACACTCCAATTTAAAGATACGTTGTACGATTACAGTAAGAATACAGTAGGCTTTGACAACCGTAGCTTTGATAGTAATTTTTATGATAATAACCCAAGCGTAGAATTAAGAATTATACTCGAAACTATTAGGGATAATATTTTTGTAGGCGAGTTAGAAGTTGAATATAATAATTTGTTTATGGCTGCATTGCGTTATGTAATGTCAGAACAGCAATCAGTTGATTGGATGTTTAAAACAAGTTTTGTTAAAGCAAAACATAACAGAGAAACATTAAATCAAAAAGACATAACATTTAATAATGATAATCTTGCAAGCTACCAAGACTTTGTTGAAGAATTTAAACCTTACTCAACAAAGCTAAGAGAATTTGTTAGCGAATACAATGCAATAGATCCTACAAATAGTAGTGTTAGTGACTTTGATTTACCTCCAGTATATAATAGTATTACTAACACAATTGATCCGAGTAGAGCAATTATTGTAGACGGCACAATTAAAAGAGCAAACTTAGACACTACAAGTTATCCTAGAAAAAACTGGAATGATAATCATGGTTATCAAATAACTGGAATTAAAATAGGCAATGGCGGCAGCGGATTCACTTATGAACCTGTTGTTACTTTAATTGGCGGCAACGGAACAGGCGCAACAGCAAAAGCATATTTAGGCTATGGAAAAATTACTAATATTAAAGTAACAAATTCTGGTACAGGATATACAAGTGCGCCAACAGTTGTTATAACAGGCTCACAAACAGCAACCGGCACGCCTGCAATCGCAACTGCTGTTTTAGGTAACGGATTAGTAAGAAGTCCAAGTGTTAAAATTAAGTTTGACAGAACAAGTGGAACATTTACATTTACTACACTTTTAAAATCTGAAACATTCTCTGGCACAGGATTTGAAAATAGATTCTTCCTAGAGTGGCCAATGGATTTAGATACTAAAAAGGTTAGTGTATATGTAGATAATATTTTACAGCTACGCAGCAAATACACATTTGCGAATATCGAAAATACTGACAAAACTTATATTAGAGAGCAGGGTAAGATATTATTCACAACTCCCCCAAAAGTAAATGCAGTTGTAAGAATAGACTATAATATCCCTTTAAGTATGCTAAGTGCTGAAGATAGAGTTAAATTTGCTTACAATCCAATTGCAGGAATGTACGGTAAAGACTTAGCACAGTTAATGACAGGCGTAGATTACGGTGGCGTTGAAGTACGTAGCTTTGACTTTGATGGTCCAGCTGGATTTGACACAGCTGGCTGGTATACAGATAATTGGGATGAGTTTGATAGTACTTTTGAAGATGAAGTATTTACAGCAGACGGCTCGACAATTGCAGTACAGTTAAGTGCTCCGCTAGTAGCCGGAGTTGTTTATAACCTTTATAAAAACGGTGTAAGAATTGACGATCCTAACTTTAGTTTAGGAACTGCAACTAATGTAAATGCTATTACAAATAGTATTACAGGCGATGGCGTAACCGACATAATATATGTACAAGACTTAGAAATAACTTTGTTAGACAACGATATATTTGTTGTAAGAAAATCAACAAGTGATGGTAGTGTTATTCCTGATACTAACAGTTATGATACTGCACTAAGCGGAGGAAACTTAGCTTACTCGACTGCAAAAGGTATTAGTGCAGAAGAAATTATTGTAGATGGTGACGGATTTGTTACTCCTACTACAAGTGGCGGCCCTGAAGAAGTAGTTCCTGGACAGATTCTTGACACATTAGACATTAAAGTGTTTACAAGAGATAGTGCAGGACAAGGAATTATTCATAGTCAAAGTTATACTATGGATAGTACATTAACTTACGACTTAGGTGTTACACCAAACAGTAAAGATGCAGTTATTGTAAAAGTTGCCAATGTTATATTACCACAAACTAACTATACAATTAATTGGATTAATAAAACTATAACATTAGACTCTGCAACTATTGGAGCAGAACTTAATATTGTAACAGTTGCACAAGGTACACAAAACATACTAGACTTTGGACAACTGTTTGGAGATGATTCAACTACTGATTTTGAAACAACAGTTGATTGGGAAGCAGGCACAAATGTTTATGCAAGCATTAATGGTGTGCAACAACCAGTTGTAGCATTTAAGTCAGAAACAACTCCTAAGACAGTTATTAGATTTGCAGAAGTTGTTGTTACTGGTGCAGTAGTTAATTACACTGTATTCGCAGCAGATACGCAAGTTAATTATAGTCAAATTACTAAAGATACATTTGCTGGCAACGGCACTGACACTGTGTTTACACTGGCAAATGCACCATTATATGCTATTCCTTCAGAACATAATATAATTGTTAAAGTAGACAATGCTATATTAAATGCAGGATATAATATACAGTATACAATCCCAGCAAGTAGCCAAAGAGAATTCCCAATGGAGATATTCCAAATCCCAGCAGGTAGTCTTGATGTTTCTGATGTTAAGGTATTCTTAAATGGGGCTTCAATTACAACTCCGCTACAATGGCGTTTTGAAATTGCAAACAGTAGTATTATACTTGCAGACGAAATTGGTGCTCCAGGCGATTTACTTGAAATGTATGTAATTACAGATGGAGATTACAGAATTGACGGAACTACTGTTACTTTAGATACTGCACCTGCAAATGGCGCAGTTGTTGAAGTAATTCAATTTACTAATCATGATTTACTAGGTCTCGAGCGTATTAATTATGAAGTAGTAACAAGAACTACTTTAATTGAAGCAGATGTTGATTATATTACATATAACAGATTAACAGTTGGCGAAATTGCTTTACGTAAGCCTGCTGTTGATGCACAGTATGTATGGGTAAGTGTAAACGGAGAGTTGCTAACGCCTAGCGTAGACTACTATGTAACTGATGATAAATTAAAAGTGCAGTTAGTTAGTCAGCCAGCAGCAAACGATGTCATAGACATTATTCACTTTACTGCACCAGTTAGTACATCTAAGTTTGCATATAGACAGTTCAAGGATATGTTAAACAGAACACACTTCAAGCGTTTAGATACTGCACCTGCTAAACTAGCACAAGATTTAAATTATTATGATTTAAGAATTGAATTAGACGATGCAAGTGAGTTAGCAGAACCAAACAAAGGACAAAATTTACCGGGTGTAATCTTTATTAACGGCGAACGTATTGAGTATTTTGTAAAACAACAAAATACATTGCGCCAGTTGCGTAGAGGAACATTGGGCACTGGTGTTAAATCGTCACACACAATTAATACCAAGGTGTACGATCAGAACATAAGTAAAACTGTTCCATATAAAGATCAAACTTTAGCTTATAATGTACCAAAAGCTACTGTAGACGGTCTTACAGCAACGTTTGAGATTGGCTACCCAGTAGCATCGATTAATGAGATTGAAGTGTTTGCGGCAGGTGTACGTATGCGTAAGACTACGTTAGATGTGTTTAACCCTGTAACAGCATTAGATAGTCCAGAAGGAGATGCTATAGTTGTAGCAGACTTTACATTTGATGCTAATACTAATGCAATTACATTACTAGCAACACCTGCAGAGAATACAAGAGTAACAGTAGTGAAAAAAGTGGGCCAAAGTTGGACTACAAACGGTACATCATTAGGTGATACAGAAAATAGCATTGCAAGATTCTTACGTGCCGGAACATCTGAGCTACCCGAATAAATACAGTATAGGAAAAAACATATGAGCGATAACATGCAAGACACAAACGGAGTATTAGTTCAGGGACATATTAAGATATTTGACCCTGAATCACAAAAGGTATACATTGACAAGCGCAACGATTCGCTTACCTAAATAAATACAGTATAAGGTGTAAACATGACAGAGATTAATGAACTAAACGGAATACATGTAGAAGGTCACATTAAAATTCACGATCCTTCTACAGGTGAAATTTTTATAAACAAACGAGCGTAAATGCCCCAGATATACGAAACAATAAACTTGTATAATTTAAAAAACAATATATATCCTTATAGATATATAGGGTCAGATCAGCACGACAGAGATAATTATTTTGGAAGTAATCGTGAGTTAAAAGAAGATATTGAAAAAGTTGGAGAAGAATTTTTTGTTAAGATACCTTTAAAGTTTTTCAAAAATATTAATAATAAAGATTTAAGAAAAAAAGAAGCTCGGCTTCTAAAGGAAAACAATGTTAAACATTCTAAAGAATTTTATAATAAATCTGAATTATATGCTCCGGGCGGAGGAGTTAAAGGAATGAAACATAAAAATAAAAAAATTGTTTCGGATGCGTGGAAAATGAGCAGAAAAGGATGGAAACCGTCGAAAGAAACTAAAGAATTGTGGTCGAATCAAAGAACAGGAAGATTAGTTTCAGAAGAAACTAAAGAAAAAATGTCAATACGTTCTTCTGGATCAAACAACTCTAATGCATTACAGTGGAAAATTGTTACTCCTAACGGACAAACAGTGTGGGTTCACGGATTAAGAAAATGGTGTTTAGACAATGGTCATAATTACAATAGAGTGTATCGTCAAAAAGACGGATTTACACTAACCAAATACGGCCAAGGCAAAGGAGGCCCAACAAGTGCTAACAAATAATAATTTAAAAATTGAAGGATTTATAAAAATTTCAAATCCTGCCACTGGAGAAATTTTAGTAGACAAGAAAAATAGTATCCATTACGAAAATATGAGTATTGCTCTAGCAGAAAGCTTGTCTAATGCTGGCGCAGGATTTATATATGAAATGAGCTTTGGAAACGGCGGCACGAGCGTTGATCCAACTGGTATTATCACGTATCTAACACCTAATAGCACAGGAACTAATGCAAGTCTATACAACCAAACCTATACTAAGGTTGTTGATGACAGAAGCGTAAACAACACTGATCCTGCAAGAAATAAGCTAGAAACTAGGCATGTTAGCGGAACAAATTATAGTGATATTGTTGTAAGTTGCTTACTTGATTACGGTGAGCCTAACGGCCAAGATGCATTTGATACTGCAAGTGCAACAGACAGTCCGTATGTTTTTGACGAATTAGGCTTGCGCAGTTATAGTGCTTCTGGCACAGGAAGATTAATGACACATGTTATTTTTCACCCAGTACAAAAGTCACTTAACAGATTAATACAAATTGACTACACTGTACGTGTACAAAGTTTGGCAGGGTAAGGGATAAAATATGCCATATATAATAAATTATACTGACACTGTTAATAAAGGCACAATAGTTGTTGCAGATAATACGCTCAACAGTGAAACTACTTTAAGTTTTCCAGGTAGAGGAACAACAGCATACGGTCAAGCAGTAAATGAAAACTTTCTGCACATATTAGAAAATTTTGCAAATACTACTGCCCCGTTACGTCCAGTAGAAGGACAACTTTGGTATGACTCTACGCAAGGCGTAGATCAGCTTAAAGTGTATGATGGCACAAATTGGGTTGCTAGTGGCGGACTTAAAAAAGCTAGTGCAGCACCTGCTGTAGCAAACAGTAGTGCAGGTGACTTGTGGGTTAACACAGAAAGTCAGCAGCTATATTTGTTTACAGGCAGTGCTTGGGTATTAGTAGGCCCGGACTTTAGTGACGGACTATTAACTGGAGCTACAGCACAAGCAATTGTAGGCACAGATGACATAACTTATAATGTATTATCAATTAGAGTTGAAGACCAGCCAGTAATTATTATTAGTAGCCAAAGTTTCATTCCAAAGGTGTCGATTAAAGGTTTTAGAACTGGAATTAATCCTGGCATGAATATTGCTGATGAAGCAATTATTGGCGTACAAGCACTAAAATATTACGGAACTGCTGAAAAAGCAGAAGCGTTAGTAGTTGGTAACGTATCAATTGCAGCAAGTAACTTTTTAAGAGGTAACGCTGCAAGTAGTACAGATTATCAATTAAGTGTTAAGAGTAACGATGGCATTAAAATTGGTACAGGCGGACAGTTAAGTCTAGGCATTGATGGCGAAACTGGTGTTATACAACATAACACAAGCGGATCGAGTATTGATGTTAGGATGCGTAATGGCAATCTAACTCCTACTATTATAAGTATTAATAGTAGCGGCAATGTTGGATTTAATAACCCTGCTCCAGAACAAGCAGTTGATGTTAAAGGTAACATTAAGATATCTCCTAAGACAGGAGAAGCTGAAACAGGTATATTACAGCTTACTAGTACTGAAAATTCTACATCAATTGGCACCGGCAGTATTACAACAACAGGAGGCATTGGTATTGCACTTAATGCGTATGTCGGCGGCAACGTAGACATAAACGGCATATTACAAACAGGCAATATTGCTCCTGATTCAAACAGTACAAGAAACATTGGCACATCAATTAACAAATATGCAGAAATACATTCTACAACATTCTTTGGAAATATCCAAGGCAACGTAAGCGGCACAGTTAGCGGAAGAGCAGGCAGCGCAGACAGACTAGCAAGTGCTACAACTTTTACACTAAGCGGTGATGTTGCTCCAAATAGCTTTGAGTTTGACGGGCAAACTGGCGGAAGCACAAAGACTTTTGCTATAAGTATTGCTGATAGCTTTATTAGTAACAAGACTGTTACTTACGATGCAGGCAATGCAGACGAATTACTACTAAACGTAACCACAGGATCAACAGGTGTTCGCAGAATTACAAAACGTAACTTCTTAAAAACAATTCCATTAGTACCAGCAGGCGCAATGATGCCATTTGGTGGAGTAGAAGCCCCAAATGGATGGTTGTTATGTGACGGTAGTGAAATTGCTAAGTCTGATTACAACGAATTATGGTTAGCGATCTCGCATAACTTTAAAGATGCTAGTTTAGTTAGTGACAATGGCGTTGCTAAATTTACATTGCCAGACTTTAGAGGCAGATTTGCACTAGGCCTTGACAATATGGGCGGCCCAAGCGCAAACAGAGTTGCAAATATTGCTGCTGATGCTATAGGCGGAAACGCAGGCGCAGAAACTAAGACGATAGGCACTGACAATTTGCCAGAACACGAACATGATTTAGAAGGCGCTAGTGGCACACAGTTTTACGGTGTTAGAGTTGGAGCTGGAGAGCCAGTCGACGACAATGCAATTTCACTACCGATTGAACCTGGTGGCGGCGGAACACAAGGCATTGCATCGAGTGGAGGAATCAAAACAGATGCGACACTAGGTGCGCCTATAGATGTTATGAATCCATTCTTAGCAGTTAATTATATTATCTATACTGGAGTATAACATGAGTTATCAACTAAACAAAACAGACGGCACATTGTTACTAGACTTAATTGACGGGCAAATTGATACAGCTAGTACAAACCTTACATTAGTTGGTAGAAACTATACGGGTTACGGTGAATATTTTAACGAAAACTTTATTAAATTACTAGAAAATTTTAGCAATACTGCTGCACCTAGCAATCCACTAACAGGACAACTATGGTGGAATAGCTCAGATCAAAGATTACAAGTATACGACGGATCAGTCTGGAAGTCAAGTGGCGGCCCAATTGTACAAAACACTCGTCCTCAAATGGTTGCAGGCGATTTATGGATTGATAATCTAAATAACCAAGTTTATGCATTTGATGGTACAGATTTAATGCTAATGGGCCCACAGTACTCAGAAACACAGGGTAAAAGTGGCTTTGAAATTGGTAGTATACTTGACTCGCAGAGTAGATCACGTACCGTCACAAATTTATATGTAGGCGGAACACTTACAGCCGTAATTAGTAGTATTGAGTTTACTCCAATTTATGCACAACGAGTAATAGGATTAGTTACAGCAGCAAATCCAGATGGCATTATTTACATTGGTATGAATATTATTGATACTGCTAACTTTAAATACAGAGGCATTGCAGATTCTGCAAACGCACTTGTTACAGCAGGCGGCGTAGTTAGAGGCGCGGACAGTTTCCTTCCATCAACAGCAAGTGGCATTACAACTGGTACACTAACAATTCAAAACTCAGGTGGTTTAACAATTGGTCTATCACAAAACACCGTACAAAAAGTTGTTGGACCACGTTTTTATATTGAAAACCAGCTTACAGATCACGATTTAAGCTTACGAGTTAAGTCAAGTAGCTTCGGAGCTATTTCAGTAGATGCAATTTATGTAGATGCAAGCACAGCTAAAGTTGGTATATTTACAACTAATAGATTACCAGCATATACGCTAGATGTTGAAGGTGATATTCGTTGTACAGGCAACTTAATTGTAGAAGGCGACCAAACAAGCATTGACGTTGCTACTTTACGAGTTGAAGATAAAAATATCGAAATTGCTAAGACAGCAGCCGGCGTAACACTTACTGGAACTAATGCTAACAATGCAGGTTTAATATTAGATACAAGTGATGTAGGATCTAAAACATGGACTTGGATTACTGCACAAGATGCATGGACATCTAATGTCAATATAGATATAAGTTCAACATTAATGACTTATCAAATTGGCGGAATTAATAAACTTACTAATGATTCATTAGTAAATGTTACAAAGGCGCTAGATTTAGACCAAGTAGGTACACTTACTGTACTACAAGTTGATGAAATTAATATTAATGGTAAAGTAATTAGTTCTACTAATGATATGGCATTTACTTCAACTGCTGGCATAGCAATTACAGGTGGCGGCGATATTAATATTACTGACACGCAAAAAATTACTGGCGTTGGTAAAGCAATTAGTGCAAAGAAAGCGGTAGAACTAGGTGTTACTGAATCTTCAGCAGGCACAGTTGCAACTAAAGAATATGCAGATGAAGAAATTGCTACATCAGATCTTGCATTTAGTATGGATATTACAGGCATGGGGACTAGCACTGCGCTTCAAAACGCTCTTGCAATATACTTAAATGATATGTACCCTGCTGCTGCACTAAACACAAATAAAGTAGCACGGATACACACAACATCATATGCTGGAGCAACAGTACAGGGTGTGGATGTTGAAAGTGCAAAGAATGTAAGCTATATTGCTGTTGATTCGAACGGAACACAGAATGAATCAGTGGTACAGGACATTGTTTTTGACGCAGGCGGCGCAAGCGGAACAGTTATCCTATCACCGGCAAGAACATTAATGACTTATAAATCGAACGGCACTGCTTGGTCATATCAGTCAGTTACTGCGTACTAAGATAAACGATAAATAATACTAATAGCACTAGGGGTTACACAAATAATGGCATATGCAATAGATAGATATAACAACACACTGTTAACATCAGTGGAAGATGGAACAGTTGACCAGACAACTGATCTTAAATTCATCGGCAAAAACTACGCAGGTTACGGCGAAATACAAAACGAAAACTTTTTGTTTTTGTTAGAAAACTTTAGCGGAGCAAATCAACCAGCCCGCCCTATCAGCGGTCAAGTATGGTTTGACAGCGCAAACAGCAAACTAAAGTTTTATGACGGCACACAGTGGCGCACAACCGGAGGCGCAGAAATAGGCTCTACACAACCTACTGGGTTGGCGGTTGGTGATTTTTGGTGGGACAGCGGTAACGATCAGTTATATGTTTATAATGGTACTAGCTTTGTACTTATAGGACCACAAAATGCAGGCGAAGGCGTAACCCAAATGCAAAGTCTTGAAGTACTTGATAATACAAGTGCCACACGCAGTATAATTGCTGCTGTAATTGAAGATGCTACAATTTTTATTGTAAGTTCGTTTGATGACTTTGTATTAAACGCTAGCGAAACTTCACTAGCTGCACAAGGGTTCGATAGAATCTACAAAGGTATTACGCTAAGAAATACCAAACTCGCAACAGCTGGCGTTACAAGTACAACTGACAGATTCCACGGCACAGCAACAAATGCTGATAAGCTAGGCGGCATTGCAGCAGGAAACTTTATACAAACTGGTGCCGGCAACACAGTATTTACTAATGCAATCGAAGTACCGGATGCAGGAGTACTAATAGGCGATTCTAATGATTTGCAAGTTAAAATTGCTGCAAACGGATACGACGGCATAATACAAAATGTTACTAACAACGGAACAATCCAATTAAAAGTTACAACTGCCGGCGGAGCATTAACTCACGTTGGTACAGTTGTACCAACAGGAATAGTTCCAGCAGTAGATAATACATTTGCATTAGGCACAGCAGCACTAAGTTTTTCAAATGTACACGCAGTAGCGTTTACAGGCGAAGCATCTAAAGCAGCTACACTAAGAGTAGGTACTGATTTCCGTAGTGCAAGTGCAAGCGCAACTAATAATACAGTTGCAGTAAGAGATGCAACAGGCAATATCGCAGCAAACTTATTCCAAGGTGTTGCAACACAAGCACGTTATGCTGACTTAGCAGAAAAATATACGACAGAAACAGAATTACCAGCAGGTACAGCAGTATCAGTATGCAGTCACCCAGACCACGAAGTGGAGCCAGCAGTTGCAAGTAATCATTGTATTGGAGTTGTTTCAACAGATCCAGCATACATGATGAACAGTGAAGCAGATGGTCAATACATTGGACTTAAAGGACGTTTACCTGTAAGAGTTAAAGGCGCAGTTAGCAAAGGCGATGTAGTTTATGCGATGGCAGATGGTGTATGTACTACTATTGCTACAACAGCAATTGTAGGAATTGCACTTGCGTCAAACGATTCAGTAGAAGAGAAATTAGTAGAATGCGTACTTAAGGTATAAAAAATGGCAGATATTACAGCAGCACGAATTAATAATCTACAATCTAGTATTGCACTCATATTAGGATCCGGCTCAGGACAAAACGGCTACGGACAATCAGTGTCTAGTGCTCCTGTTAATAATACAGGAGACGTAGTTGAAGCAGCTGATATGAACGCAATCTATGCTGATATTCTTAAAGCAAGAGTTCATCAAGTAGGCGCTGGCGATATTGGAATTGCTCAAGTTATACAAAATCTTAACATAGTTGCTGAAAACACAAGTTCTTTTATTAGTGATGCTGGTGTAGCAAGTGCTGATCCAGACGGCTTAAAGAAAGGCGTAGTAGACTTTGAAACATTAATGGCCCAAGTGCAAGTAGATAAAACATTAATGCACACAAGCCAAGCTGCATTAGAGCCTGCAATAGCAAGTGCTAGATCTAGCACGTGGAATGGTTTACTTTACCATGAAGTAACTGTTACATTTTCATCTGTTAATGCTAGAAGGTTCTTTTTTAATACAGGTAGTGAACTTAGAATAAGTGCAAATAACACAGGAGCGTCTACACCAAAAGGTTTAGACTGGAATCAGTTATGCACACAAGCTGGAACAATTAAATTTAGCGCAAATACAACAACTTCAACAACTGGTGGCGGAACAGCCATCGGTAATTATGACCTAACACCGGCATACCAAAACATATATCAAAAAATAGGAAGTGGTACGTATAGTGCAGTTTATGCAGGTAACATTTATACTGTTAAAGCTAAATCAGATCTTGATACACGTATTACTTTTAGAATTGAATTTAACGATGTAGTATTCGATAACAATGTAGATAACAACGTAGACGGTACGCTTACTAGTACACTACAGCATTACCGCGCAAATGGCGATGTAACTGTTCCGGCACCTGCATATTATAACATACAACCGCTATCATAATCAGGCATGCCAACATTGTATTATTTTTTAAATAAATACATTGATAACAAAAGAGATGATAGATGCCAACAACCGTACTAGCAGATGAATACAACGCACTTAGGATAGTCACAAATGATGTGCTTGGCACTTCTGATGTTGTCAGTCCTAGTTATGGCTATGGGCAAGGATTTAGTACAAATGCTGTAGTCGGTACACGATCAGTAAGTGATCCGACAACAGCTTCTAAAGTAACAGCACAAGGCTACGAAGATTTATATATTGACTTAATACGAGTGCGTTCACATCAAATAGGTGCAGCAGCAGCTATCGATGCATTTGTAATAGGCGATTATGATACTAACGGAGCAACAACAGATAAAATTGAAGAATCGTACATATTAGGATTAATAGCTTTAGGAAATAATATTCTTACTGACAGATTTTCTGTTGCTGCTGCTAATTTAGATCTCGCCAGCGTGCCTACTGCAAGTAGTTCCAGGGTTTCATCAACTTGGACAGGTACAATTAGTCACATTTTTACAATAACATTTAATACTGCACTTGAAAGGCGTCACTTTTTTAATGCAGGCGGACAAATACGGTTAAGTGCATCAGTTGGATATACTGGCAGTCAAGCAAAAACAGTCGACTGGCAAACAATATTAAACGCTATGGGCTCGACGAGCTTCAAAGCAGAATCGACATTAAATAATGCAAGTGTTGGAACAGGTACTAATATAGGCAACTATGATCTTACCAGCGCCTATCAGCGAGTATATTCTAGAGACGGAGGCGCAGTATATGCTAATAACGAATATAGAATTTTTGCAAAAGAACACGCAACAGGTAACTCTACGTCAGCAATACAATTTAAAGTAGAATTTGTAGACGGCTCTCCAAATGATCCAAGCTACGGAGTAGATGAAGTTGTGTATGGCGGATTTAATAGTGTTATAGAAACTGCAACACCGAATAGTCAAATATCAATTAATGGCACAACGCATAATGCAGTAATTATTAACTCAATTCCCCAAGGCGCAACAATCCGCCCACTTTCTTAACCAATCTCCACTTGACAAATCATTAAATCCAATATATACTAGTAGTAATAATAAACTAGGAGTTTAACTATGGATGAGCGTTTAGAAAAAGCACTAGACTTTTCTAATTATATGCTAACACTGAGTAATCAGAAGAGACTGTTAGCAGAAAAGTACCAAGAAGAATTGATACACTTTTACAGCGGTTCGCAATTTACAATTACCCGTGAGCTGATTACATTTGTAAGCACAATGGTATCTGCTGATCAAGACGAAATTGTCATTGCAGACGATAATAATATTCCGTGTATGGTAGAAGATTTAGCTAACTTTTATAGTGAAATTATAAACAAATATACCATTGCATCTAATAATTACTACACTGCGTATGATAGCCTTAAAAAGAATAGAAGTGTAGAGAAATTGGTAGACTATGAGTAAAGGCGCAGTTTTAATTGCAAGAAATAACGGACATATTGATTATATAAAACAGGCTGTATTTCTTGCAAAACGAATAAAGAAGCATTTAAATATTCCTGTTTCGGTTGCTACTGATAGTATAGAATATCTAACATCAGAATTTGGTATCGATGACTTTGATAAAGTTATTCAATTGGATTATACTGCTGAATCTAACATGCGTTATTTCTTTGATGGTACTCTTTCTAAAAAGACAGCCAGTTTTAAAAATAACAACAGAGCAGGAATATATGACCTTACTCCATACGACGAAACATTAATACTAGATACTGATTATGTTATTTCGAATAACTTGTTAGCATCTTGCTTTGAGTCAGATTCAGATTTTATGATATACAAAAAGTCTGATGATATTGCAAAGGTTCGAGACGAACGTGAATTTGATAAAATAAGCAATACAAGTGTTGACTTTTATTGGGCAACTGTTGTGTATTTTAGAAAGACAGAAGCTAACACAATCTTCTTTAACTTAGTTAAGCATATTGAGCAAGAATGGAATCATTACAGGCGAGTGTACCAAATAACCTCTGGGTTGTTTAGGAATGATTTTGCGTTTAGTATTGCAATACACATAATGAATGGGTTTCAGCCAGGCAACTTTGCACAACAACTGCCAGGCAGCATGTTATATACTACTGACAAGGATGTGTTGTGGCAGATGAACGAAGATGAAATGATGTTTTTAGTTGAGAAGAAAGATTATCTAGGTGAGTACACGGCATTAAAAACATCAGGACAGAATATCCATGTAATGAACAAAGCTAGTCTTAATAGAATAATTGATCAGGAGTTTGCAAATGACTAAAGGAATTGTAGTTCTTGCACAAAACAATGCAACTGATAATTATGTAGAACAAGCTGCTTTATTAGCAATGAGTTTACACACTTATAATGATGCAAGCATTAGTTTAATCACAAATGATGAAGTGCCAAAAGAGTATATAAGTCTTTTTGATAAGATTATACCTATTCCGTTTGGCGACAGCGCCGAAGGCAGTGACTGGAAAGTTGAAAACAGACATAAATTATATCACGCTAGTCCTTATGATGAAACTATTGTGATGGATACTGATATGTTAGTATTACAAAACATTGATGTATGGTGGGATTTCTTAGCTAATTACGAAATGTTCTTTACTAGTAATGTACTAACATACAGAGGCGATATTGCTGACACTAGTTATTATAGACAAACGTTTATTGATAACAATCTTCCTAATTTGTTTAGTGGATTGCACTACTTTAAGAAGTGCGAATTTGCACAAGAGTTTTATACTTGGTTAGAATTAGTAGTTAACAACTGGGAAACATTTTATGAACAGCATCTTAAAGCAACTAGTCGTCCTAAGCATGTAAGTATTGATGTATGTGCTGCTATCGTAACAAACATATTAAACTGCGAGTCAGCTGTAACAAATAAGGTTTCTAAATTTCCAAGTTTTACACATATGAAACCGTATTGCCAAGGCTGGAACGAAGTTAATAGTAGTTGGCAAGATCAAATAGGTGTTTATATTTCTAAAGACGGTAGCACTAAACTGGGCAATTATGCTCAAACAGGAATACTACATTATACTGAAAAAGACTTTATAGAAAACTCGCCTGCACTTGAGAGATATAGGAATTTAACAAATGTCTGATTTACAATCTTTACTTAAAAAACTTAATGCAGGTCCAGTTAGTACAATATCATATGTTTATTACGAAAAAGAAACCGGTAAGATACATAAAATTAGCTCGAAAAATACGCCTGATGAAGGACTTACAGTTTTTGAAATTGAAAACGAAGAAGTGTTGCCTATTCTTAGTGGAGAACGCAGAACTGAAGAGTTTACTATAACGTATGATGTTAGTTTAAAACAAATACGGTTAAAAGAAGTAGCATATGATGACAGTCACAATACTGCTGCTACAATGACTTACCAATTACCTGTTATTAAAGGTACAAATGAAGGACATCTTTCGGTGACAAGTGTATATGAAGGAATGGAAATTTATATATGGTCTAAAGAACAATCTTACGAAAAAAATCAATGCGTATGGTATAATAGTAATGTTTATAAACTTTCAACTGACATCTCTGCAAACACAGAGTTTGATTTGACCATACACACTATATTTGTAAAAGATGTATGGTTAACTTCGTTGCCTACACAAACACATTCTGTAGAAAAACTGGCGATGATAAACGAATATGTCGGGGTGCATGTAGATGTGTGGTATAAAGAATTATCGCATCTAGCAGGACAGCACGTTTGGTTAAATGGAACGGTATACAAACTGTTAGATGACCAAGCTGTAGATACAGAATTTACGATGGATAACGCAGAACTTATTGTTAGCAATGTGCAATTATACTCTGATGAAAATAAATCACTAAAACCAATTAGCGAAGTTGCGCACGGCGATGTTATATTAAAAGATAACAGTATCTATAGTATTCAGCTAGTACAACAAGAGTTTGACAAAGATAAACGTAGTGTGTTTTTCTATACTACACCACATACACTACTTTATTATAATGGCAATAACTGTATTGAAGCTGATTTAAATACTATACATGAGGATGTACAAATAGTTAATATAGAACTAGAATTAACAGACATACAGGACTTGCGCAACGGCCAAACAATACTCACCGGTAAACAGCTATACCAAACACAAGTTGATAAAGAGTACGATATTATTGTTCAGCAAGATACTATGTCTAATGTCTGGAATCTTCAAATTAATCCTCACACTAAAAGATTCTTACAAACTAGCGGATATAGTCCTGCAGAAACTTTGTATTTTAGTGTTACATCGAAATACGACCCAAATGTATTGCACAGGAGTTTAGAATTTACTGTAGCAGATTTGTTAGATGCTAATACTTCGGTAATTCCGTTCAATTCTAAAGCCGAAGCTGACCCACTAAATGTAAGTATATATACAGCAAAATATTTTAATAGTTACGCACACGAGGTTATTTAATGGCAAAATTTAAGCCAATCGATTACGATATCATCTATCTAAGTTACGATGAACCTAATGCTGAAAAAAACTATGCAGACTTATGTAAAAAAGTTCCATGGGCAAAGCGTGTACACGGAGTAGATGGCAGCGATGCCGCACACAAAGCATGTGCTAAACTAAGTGAAACAGACCGTTTTATTACAGTAGACGGTGACAATAGAATCCGCGAAGATTTCTTAAATCAAGTACTTGATTTTGACGAACACACTGACTTACAAAATACTGTAATTAGTTGGTGCGGCAGAAACGAAATAAACGGATTGATGTACGGCAATGGCGGACTTAAATGTTGGCCTAAAAAATACGTATTAAATATGCGCACACACGAAGCAGCAGATCCTAACAATGCACACGCACAAGTAGACTTTTGCTGGGATGCACAATATATTCAAATGAATAGTTGCTACTCTGATGTATATAACAATGAAACGCCTGCACAAGCATGGCGAGCTGGATTCAGAGAAGGTGTAAAGCTTGCAACTGATCGTGGCGCCAGAATCTCTAAAGAAGAATTTAAAAATAATCATTGGAGATGTTTGCATTGGGTATACATTTGGACTATGGTAGGTGCAGATGTAGAAAACGGTCTATGGGC